AGGTTCTGTTGCCCATAAAGCTAATAATATTTCAGCAGTTATTAGTGTATTACCAGTACCGTGAAATGAATTACCAAATTCTTGGTCAAATTGCAATGACGAGGTATTTTGAATGGTTGTTTCTTTCCATGCTGCATCTCTTCCTGGTACATCCCACCAATCTACTCTATATGGGACAAATTCATTTGTCTTTTGAATAGCTCCTTCATATAACTTATGGTACATATTACCTATACCATTAGCAGTAGAAGTAATAATAACCTTAGATGTTTTACCACCTGAGATTACTGGGTATGTTGAAGTATAAAATTCAGAAGCGTTATCAACAAAAGCAAACTCATCAAGGTATACTAAGTTAAGTGACATACCACGAATTGAGCTTGATGATGTAGCTGATGCTATAAGTCTTGAATTATTTGAGAAGGATATTGATTTTTTATTAAGAACAGTACATCCAGGTTGTAAAAAGAATGGTAGATTCTCTAGCATAAGAGTAATTCTACCTAACATTTCTCTAGCAATTGTTTCTTTATTCGCTAGGATACCAATAACCTGTTCACCTTTAAATATAGCATACCATAAAAGATACGCTACAACAGCAATTGATTTACCACTTTGACGACATGCAAGAACAATATTAAACCTATTACTTTCAAAATTATCAAACATTGTTTCTTGATATGGATATAAATCAAAATCAACTAACCCATGATCAAGATGAATAATTTTACAATATTCTTTTGCAAAATACACTGGATCTTCTAAGCATTTTTTATATTCGACAAGCTCTTCCTTTGTCCACGGATGTTCTACATCGGCTCCCCTTATATTAGGATTGCCTAGATAATAGTTTTCTCTATCACTCATCTGGTAATTCTACACTCGCATCTATTACATTTTCATCACGTAACATTTTTTGTAGCTCAGCTGTGCTACCTATGAATACGTTATTGTTAGTTGGTCCTCTATGGGTTAATGCTTTAGGAGTATCTGTTTTGTCTTGATCCTTTTTTCTTTTATGAAGTTTAAGTATCTTTTCACCAATCTCAGCGTTTTGCTTGATTAATTGACCAAGTACTTCGAATGCTCTCGGATGTTCTGATTCGCGGGCCAGCTCCATCATTAGTTCGATGGCCTCATCTCCCTGTCCCGCTAAATCATGTAAGTTTCTTCGGACTGTATCATAGTCCTGTTCAACTTTACTATGCGTGCCAGTCGATGTCTGCTTCTGGGTTTTCGTCTCCATGTTCATGGTCATCGTCGTGTTCCTGTGGGTTTTCATAATCTGTATTCCATAATTCACCTACACCAGCGCTAGCTCGACTCTCGTCTTTGTTACCACCTAAGTAAGGTATAGCAAGTTGTTCATCAATAAGTACTTGGTTAGCATCTTTACCGTTAACCATAATAGTACCTAGTACTCTTCCGAACTTACCTTTTTTCATTTCAGCCGTATGAAGAATAAACTCTCCATCCGTTTCTGCTAATAATTCTATTAATCTATGCTTAGCAGCCATACCCCAAGATTTCTCTTGTAGGTTTCTTGTTCTACTCTCAGGAGTATCTATACCCATTAATCTAATCCTATCTCTCATGAATATATTAAATCCTAATTCTATATCTGCATCAATGGTATCTCCATCGACAACTCTTACTAATCTTGCATTAAATTCGTGCGCCATTGTATTCTCCTATACATCAGTGTCAAAAAAGTTAATCGTCTCAGTGTATGGTTCTATAAAACCACCAGCACCGTCAGATGTTGTTGTACCCACTATCTTTTGTTGCTCAAATTTATGAGTTGTAGGATCAACATTCTCTGAATAATCAACTTCTGTCTGGAGAATTTGTTTGCTTTTACCTAAGCCTCTATAATAACGAATGCGAGTAGAGAAGCTTAATGTGTAAACAATTGCTCTCCTCGTAACTAAATCACCCTCATAATCATCATTAAGATCAACACTATCCAATATAATTGGTGTGTCTGTTTTGATATCCATTGCTGGAATATCTTTTATTGTCACCGTATATTCCGGCTGGAACATAGGTAGAATTTGTTCTAATAGTTGTAATGCCTCATCTTGACTTTGAGCAAGAATATTTAATTCGAATCCAACTTTATATACAGCTGGAGCACCTAATTTATGTAGGTTTAATGTATCACCTACAACAACCTTTGTATAATTTTTATGTTTAGATACACGTGCATTAGCATCATATTCCATAGAGGATATCTCAAATGACATACGTGGTAACTTAAGAGCTATATTAGGTCCAGTTGTTTGTTCATTTAAACGTGCAAGAATTTTACTCCTTGGCGCATAACCAAGAGGAACTTTAATTTTTTGTAGTACTTTACCAGCTGCATCTTTTTTAACAACTTCCATGTCATTGAATATAGATCCAAATACCGATACCATTCTACGAGTTGACTCGTTATAAAAATGATTTTCAAACATTATGGATCTCCGAATGGATTAGTTTCTGTAAAGTCTATAACTGCATCACCAGCTACTTCAAATTCATCATTATCAGCAAATGGATCTTCATTATAGAATGTCTTCGTAGTACCACTTTGGTCTACTGTAATATTTGAAGCTGTTCCAGATTCTGCACCTACTAACTTCCTAGTAGCATCAGCCTGAACAGAGAATGTCATAAATGTTCCATCGCCATTAGTACTTTGATGCGGAGATATAATAGTTACTCTATTAACACTATTACCTTCCCAATTAGATACATAACCTTCTATGTTAATTGCAACTGCTGGACTAGCACTGTCATTAGATCCAGTCCATTGTGTTACTAATTCACCAGGAATATATGCATCAGCTGCACCAACAATATAACTATATGATGTAGCGTTCTTCCATTCAATTTGATCTATTTCATCCCAACCAGTATCAAAGTGTTGATCATTGTATTCAAACAATTCAGCTGTTAATGTATAACTTGGAAGATCTTGTAATTGATAGAATGGCGATTTAGGTTCTACATATTTTATTTCGAATAACCTTTGAGTCATTGTCATATAAATTAAATCACCTTCACGTGGTTTTTTAACAACCTCGCCAGTGTAAGTAGCTGATAAATTTACTCCAACTGTTTGTTCCCAACGGCGTTTAGTTACAACAAAATTAGCTTGGTCTCTAATCTCTAAACCAAATTTGCCTAATAGATTACCATCACCTTCGAATCCTTCGATATTCTCTAAATACATTTCTACTGAAAACGCTGAAGTGTATTGGCTCCATTCTTCATTTAATAATGCATCTTCAGATATTCTCTCTCGTGGAATGTATACTACATCTTGTCCAAATATTTTAATGCTTTCAGTAACAAGATCCTCATAAAGGTCTTGTTCAGATTTTACCGCCCCACTGAAATATACCGAAGTTGCCATTAATTACCCCATTAAAAAGTTATCAGGCAACATCCAACTTAACCTGCATTCTTCTTCTAATTTATCTATCTCTTCTATTGCGTCCTCAAACATTTGTCTGCCATTCATTGTTATTCCACCTGGAAGCTGGAACCCATCGAATTTCATCATGTTTGCGCCCCACTGGCGTTTAATTAATGCAGCAAGATATTTCTTTAAATATAAATCGTTAAATACATCGGCGTAACTTGTTGGATCTACAATTTCATATGCTTCAATAATAATAAATTGTCCTGCAGAAAGATCACCAAAACCTTCGTCCATATGTATTCTATTCATATGTCTACTAAATCTAATATGTTCTGTGCTATTTAAAGAAAATTCTATTAAAGATAAATTCTGTAATCTTTGTTCGTAAGTTTGTATTTGTGCAGCAGCACCTTGTAACATGAATACATCATTTAATCTCATATGATAACCCATATCAAATAAAGAACTACCAGCTGATTGACCACCCTTCAACATACGTATTACTGATGTAACATTATCACTTACAGTAATATAACTATTTGTTATATCAGTTGCGGTTAGCTCGTGTTTTAAATATGTACGTACAACAGCATCTGAATGATATTCTTGGTAGAATTGTATTGCATCATCTGTACGATCTTCTATTTGATCTTCATCTACATTAATTTCAATTACTGGCGCACCTAATGCTCTTAAGCAGTGGTCTTGTAATGTAGCTCTAGTTGTTGGTTTTGCCATATCATTTCCTCTCTATATAGACTTATTTATATAATACCTACTCTGCGAACGCCAATAAAGTAGCCGGTTTGTAGTGTATTTTAAAAAAGCTATCTAATCTATTTAATGTTGCTGCATCTGGATTTGTGTGATGATTGTTTTTGTATATTTCTTTTGCTGCAGTTACATCTCCAAATGACAATAATCTAAAGTTAGAATCCTTTGATTCTTTTCTATGTAAATGTACAAATACTAAAGCACAATACTGGTCATATGTTAATTCATCTAAGAATTTCTTATGTTCATAGTAAGGATTATAAGAGAATAAAATTAAGTCTCCTATTATTGCACTATTTAATCTCTGTATAAATTTAGGTATTTCTAGTTTTTTATCAGGTGCAATTCCATATGGTGCCCAACCTCTATCTACATCGTTAAATAACCTGATTCTTCTTAAATTAAATCTTTCTAAATGTCCAAGATATCTATTAACAGCAGTAGGAACACTTGCTTCAGTGAATTGCCCATAGCCATAAGCGGTATTGTCTTTAATTCCTGGTGAAGCATCTTGTCTCCAATCTGATTCTATACCAATTAATTCATCCATAAACCAAAGTGCATTACCTTCGAATGCATTATATTTAAAGTCAGCAAGTTCTGCATCAGTAAAATACCCATCTTTGGATGTTTGGAATCTTAGTATGTCATCATATACTAATTGTATAGCTTGAATCAAGAATGATCCAGTGGCAGCTGTACCTAAATTTGATTTTTGCGAATAATCAGATGTAGTTGATATTTCATTTATCGTTGCAGCTGTTGGTAATGTTATACTTGCCATAATTATAAACAGGCCTATTGTTATCTTCTTTTTAATGTAGGTTTATTCCTTCTTTGATTAACATCAGCAGGATCCATACCCATTTTCTCAGCATCACCATATTTTTTCATTGCTTTATCAAGCGATGCTTTCCTACGCTTTGCACGTTTCATTGCAGCTGGTCCTAATTCATTTACATCATGAGAATACCCAAGCTTTTTCATACGTTCATGATCAGCTTTTGTTGTAGCAGCATACTCATTGCCATATTTATCGTACATCTTATGAGGTAAGAAGT